TTATTTTCATTTCTTCTGCAACCTTTTTTAAATGCTCCGCAACTTCTTTATATTTTTTATTGTTATCCCAATCAATGTTTCCTGGAATTGACGGATCATAAATCGCAAAGTCGACAGCATGTCCATATCCGTCACTTTTAGCTTGGTGATTTGACTTATGCTTATACCCATCACAATTTGTTACAATTTTTCCAGGTTTTGTCCGTCCTTGACTATATAATTCTTTTTGATATTCTGCTGTCCTTAATCCTTGTACTACCATAAAATCATGTGGGCTATCCACTATCGCTCTTTTGAAGAGTTCTGAAAGTTTGGGATGTACTCCTTCCAATCTGCTTAAACTTAATTTACTTAATACATACATTTAAATCACTTCCTTTTCTTTTATTAATTCCATATTTTTTAAATACCTAAATAATTTCGACGGATTGAACTGATAGCCAACCCTGTCCTTTAAAGATTTACATTTATAAGTCAATGTAAATTGCAGAGCATAATCTATCGCATTTAAACAAAATTCACTGCAAAAATATCTGTCAGCATCTTGTACTTTATCAGCATAGAAAAATTGCCCTAATATTCCAAGATAATCATAACCTTTACCTTGTGCTGTTTTAAAAAATTCTATGACATCTTTAGCTTCTATATTGTTGGATAGCTCATAAATATCCATGTTTTTCTGATATTCAAATTTTCTTGTTCTAACTCCACCAGGATTAGATAGGAACACCTGTCCGTCATAGATAAATTCAGTGTGTGAATATTTACCTAGTGTCCACAGTGCTATTAAATGCCCAATCAGCCGCTTTGGTTTATGAAAACAGATATACAACGTATTTCTTTTTAATTCTACTTGTCCCATTCCTTTTCAAACTCCTTTTCAGAATCAAAATTTTTCAATTCCTCATCGCTTAATGTCTCGATTTTTACCTTTAAAGCTGTTTCCGTCATCATTGCTTTTGTTGTTTGTTCTTGCATCATTTTAGCGATTAAAAGCATATCCTGTATTGTCAAATCTACATAAATATCCTTGTCATCTAAGTCCTTAAATTTCCAGTTTTTAAAATCAGTCTGCTTTGTTGCAAGTAACATCGTTGTTATATTCCCTAAATTGTTTTTGTCCAGTTCTCTATTTTTTTGTTTATACTTTTCTTTAAAAATAAATTCTTTTTCAGAATGTTGAACTTTAAGAGCATTTAATTTCTCTTTTATATTCTCTATTTTTTTATCCCGATTTAGCTTTATTTTATTATTATCTATGTACTCAAATTCAGACAACTCAACTGTTTTAATTTTTCCATTTTCAATAATTTCATTTGAGCTTAAACTATATTTCCCAGCCTTATACAGCTCTTCTTTTGTAGATTCTCTTAATTTCCCGTTTTCCAAAATCGGATTTTGATATTCTGTTTCATTCCAAGTGTGCTTTTCTGCATCCCAGTCTGGATAAAACAAGGATGGACTTCCTTTAAACTCTTCCAAATTTGTGATTGTTGGTTTTGCTATTATTTCAAGACTTTTTTTGTTATAAATTACAACATACATTAATTTTTCCTCCTTAATTTTATTCTGCACTAACTTATGAATTTGTTCAGAATTTTGAAAAATATTTATTGATTTTATTGACTTTATGCATATTTTAGATTTTAGTGATTTAATAAAAATTGTATGCAAGCATAAAACGAAATTATTTCAAAGCCTTTAAAAATCAATATTCATATTTAAAATTTTCGTGCAAATTCATAAATTTCTCTGCTATTTACTGCTAAAATCCAGCTTTTTTTCTGATTTCTAACAGTTTATTTTTTCTTTTTCTCGCACTTGTCTTTTTGACATAGTGCTTTTTAGTTACATCCGTTCCGCTGTGATTAGCAAATTCACTAGCTAGGTCAATCCCAGCTGTTTTTGCAATCAAGTTTATCGATGTTTTTCTTAACGAGTGTGGATATAGATTATCTATTCCCACAAGTTTTCCGATCTTTTTCACTCTGTCTCTAATTGTTGACTTGCTCATTTGCTTAAACACTCCGTTGTATTTAGTTACAAGCAAATATTCAACGTTGTCATTTCTACATCTCAACCACCCTCTTATCAAATTTACTGTTTCCTCGAATACAGCAAACTCCACAATCTTTTGTTCTTTTTCTACTATTCCAAATATTATTCCACCTTCTAAGTCAATATTGCCAATCTTAATCGATTGCAAATCTATAAAAGGTAATGCAATAGGAGGCTGCAGATTGTTTGCAAATTATATTAAAAATATTTAATTGGAAAATTTACTCAGTTTTGAAAATCATGTTAAACAACCCCGACTGTCATCCAGTCGAATCCCAATGAACTAGTATTACTAGAAAAAAGACATTGAGATTGACTACGCCCAGTGTGAGTCACTGTATCGTTGGAACTCCAGTTTGAAGTCACTATAGATGGGAGTTCTTTGTAGGCAACAGGATAAATTAAAGTATATTGATTTGTAGGTACTGATACAAATCCCCACTGGATTAGTATGTTCCCTAGTTTTAAATAACCATTTTTGTTGTTTTTGAATAAATTTTCTACTTTGTCCGAAATCGGCTTATTCGATATAGCCCTAAATTTTCCGCTATCGTTGTATGTCAGACTGTTGTCTTCGATACATTCATAATAGAATTTTGTAACATTATCATAATAAAACTTACCTTTCGTTTTATTGCCGATGTCCTGTATGTTTCCACCAAATTGCAATCCTAATATTTCAGCTAATCTTGAACTAACTAAATAATTTTCGTCCGCATATTTTTTAGTAATATACGTAATGCTTGGATCAATAACAGCTGTTACATTTGCCACTTGATCTACAATAATCGTATCTACATATTCAATTTCTACGACATTATTAGCCGAGAAAGGTGGCACAAAATCTGGACTAATCGAAATGTTGTAAGCATAAAGTATTTCAACGCTATCATTTCCGTGTGCAAATATTCCTAACTCTTTGATATAAAACCCTGTTGTTACTGATTTATTAGTCAATAAAGCGTTAATTTCACAAGTTCCATTTCTTTTTGTGTTTATATTCAAAATTGGCAACGTTGTAATTTGATTGACTAATGTTGTCCTTTCCCTTTCAGAAGTTAACGATGTTCCATCTCCTATTGCCATTTTAGTAAATGTTATTGTTTCTCCCGCTAATCCTTTTGCTAATAGTTCTCTTCCTTTCTCTGTTAAAATAAATCCATTAAATTTTGCCATAATTTACCTCCTATCTTATTTCTCTTAATATTCTTGTTCTGTGTACCGTTCCAAAATTTGCCTCTATAATCTCATTTGGAATATTTATATCAGTTGAACCTAAGAAATATTTCTTTTTATTTTTTTCAACGAAGCCGTAGTAATTTTTTCTTTCTTCTTTTCTCAAAAGCCTTATTCCCTCAAGCCACGAACGAATATTTTTATACTGCTCTACAACTTCGATTATTTTCTTGTAGCCTTCATAATCTGATAAATTCCCATCTGTATTTACTTTAAAATATCCAGGATTTCCTCCATACTTGAACCATTCTATTATTTTAACATTTCCGCTAAATAATATTTCACAGATTTCTTTAATCCCACCAACAGTACCTTTGTTAAAATGCGAAAAAACAGACCTTTTTATCAGTTTTATTTTTGTCTCTCTTGTTATATTTGAATCGATGTAATCAACATGATATTCCCACATTAAAAAGTCTAGTTCCACATCATTCAGTTCTGATAATTCCAAAAAAAAATTTCTTTTAATCGCATCATGCTTTTTTTTGATAGCAAAATTTATAGATTCATAAATCCAAAGTGTTGTTTTATCATTCAAAGTTGACTTCGCTGCTATATCTGTTAAGTTCAAATTATCAATAGTTATCATATATTTTCAACTCCTAAATAATTACTTGTAACACTTGTATTCTCTGCTATTTCATTAAAATCTAAAACTCTAAATGTTGGACTTCTTAATACAACTCTTTTCACTCCAGCTAATTTTAATAATTTAATAAACTCATCAGGATTAATATCTCTGCCCATTTTATTTTGTTGCCAAATCTTAAAATCTTTTACAGCTTTTTCAACATTATTTTTAATAACATTTACAAGCGTTTCGTTAGATTTATCAATGTAGTAGTCAAAATCAATTGTGTATGATGTCTTTATTGCCTGTTTTACTGTCACATTATCTGTAAGAGGTCTTATATTATCAGTATTCAACATTTCTTCGATTCTCTTTTTGAGTTCATTAGTAAGTGTCAAGGAATCAGTTAAAACATAAATATCTACATTTGTTGCGCTTGGACTGTATGCCACAACATCAACAATATTCGTACTTGTTGACTTAGCCCAAAATTCATAAGCCCCTTTGCTTCCAGCAGTTGTGAAAGATTCAGGAATTTCTCTGATTCTAGCTCTATAATTGTCATCTTGCTCTATTTCAGCCCCATTGTTTGATGCTGTAATGTTCTCGACTTTATCGTAATGTGGAAAAATGTCGACCATCGTGTTAATTTGTCCGACTGGAATATCATTTCCAACAGTTCCTGATGTGTTGCAAGTTGCAATTCCATCTACATACAAATCGCCTTTTTCTATTTTATATTGTTCATCAGTTGAAAAATATAACTCATTGTATTGAATCCTTGACCCTTTTGGAATTATTATGTCTGTCGCTTGAATATCAGTAATATAAAATCTAAATGTCGCCACGGCTGGTTGTTCTACAAGTCTTTTACCTCTATTTCCGTAAAACTCTCCTTTCAAATCTAACCGCTCATTTCTTGCAAATCTTAAATAATTCTGTTTCATTTCATCGTTGTATTTTTCTTCTCTTAATCCAAATAAATAAGCTACCGTTTCAAAAATAAGCGTTTCTGGACTTGATTCTGTTAGCTTTCTTCCACTTAATTCCTGGAATTTATCAATCATATCTCTTTTAAGTTCCCACGAATCTGCATCTATAATTTCATATTCTTCATTTGATATTTCACTCAATGTTTACCACCTCAATTCCTAATTCAATGTCAAAATCATTATTATATGTATCTTTCATAATAATTCTAGTTTGTCTTAAAACAGCCCTTGGCTCGTATTCTCTTATAATTTTAGTCAAGTGGCTTGTAATCCTGTTCTGCACAACATTAATGTTCTTATCAATCAAATCACTGTCAAATGCAAAATCTCGATTGAGTGGCTGTTCTTCTTTGCAAACTCTTAAAATCATTCCTATATTTGTAACTACTTCTTCTAAAACATTTTTTGGATTATAATTTATTTCTTCGGAGCTATTTACCGTTATCATTATTTACAGCCTCCTTCTGCTCATTCTCGATGTCGTCTTGATTTTCTTCAGCGACTTGCTGATTTTTTTGTATTTTTCTTTGTTCAATTAATTGATTATACAACTTAGGATTTTCAATATACTCTTTAAGCGTAATATTCAACTTAACAACATCAAATCCACCCTCTTCTTTGTTAAAATAACTGCTTTCTTCTGATAGCTCAGTTATTAAAAAAGGATATTCTCCAAATACTTGACCACCAAAGACTAGGTTAGCATATTCTCCAAGCTCAAACATTTGCTTGATTGTATCTAGTTCTTCTTTTAAAGTAGTCTGTTGTATTAAAGACGATACCAAAGTCATCGTGAAACTAACTTCTAGTAAATCTCTACCTTGGAATCTTAACATTCCAGGACCGTAAATTGCTTGATGTTCCGATATTTTAGCCTTGTATGACCTGCTTATTTGATTATTAAGTGATACAATCTGATCTTCTGACGCTTCAAAAATTACATCTCCAAAACTTCCTATCATTGCGGACCTCCACTCATATCTCCACCAGCAGTAACACCATCATGTTTATGTGTGTTAAGATTAATGCTCCCGCCAGTTTTTGTAGTTCCGCTGACCTCTAAATCTCCATTAATCACAATTTTTTCAATATTCAAAGTCAATGTATTTTTATCATAGTTCCAACTACCCCCATCAGAAAAAGTTCTTTTTACTTCACTTTCACTGCTTGAAGCACCTCGCATAGGACAGCCAAGCACCACTCCCTGTTCAGGCATTTCTGAAAAGAATAAGCAATAAACAGTTTGCTTTAAACTGAGTGTATAATTATCGCTATGACTTTCAGAGTAAGGAACTAATACATTAAGCCAGTCCGTTGTTTTATCATCATCGCCTTTTAACAGAACTCTTACTTTTCCAGTTTTTGAATCTATCGCACTTACTTCTCCTGCTTTTAATGTTTCAATCAATTTAACCACCTGCCTTATCATTTTTTTTGTAACAAAAAAATCACAATCAAATTAATGACTGTGATTTAATGTTTCTATTTAATTTTCAATTTGGTCTAGTAAATTTTCTACTTCAAATGTCATTCCAGAAAGTTCATCAATCTGATTTGTTATCATTGCCAAGTCCTGAGAAAGTTTACATATTTTTCTATAAGTATCACTTCTTACTTCGTTAGCCTTGTTTGCAATAGCTTTTATCTTAGCCCAATGAACTGCTTTATCAAGCGGTATTGATACTTTATCGCTTTTTGGCATTGGTAATAATCTTTGTTGCTTTAACAATCCTTCCATTCTGTTAAATTCATTTATGTAAGCCATTTTAAAGTTATTGTGTCCTTGTATATTGAACATATAAAGGATAAATCCGTCTTTGGTTAAAAGATATTCACGATAGTTTCTATTTTTGCTATCCTTGTAATTACTTGTGAAAATCAATCTACCCAAATCTGGGTTGATTAAAATTTTATCAATATCTCTTAAAACTTTTTCATGTCTTTTATCCAATGCTCTTGCAATTACTCTACTACTTACAACTAATCCATAATTTTCATTTCTTTCTACTTTTACTAAATCTATAATGTTTTCCATTAAATTTCCTCCTAAAATTATTTGTTTTTTAAGAGAATATATAGTATAATAGTATTGTTCAGATACATTATACTATATGTCCTCTTTTTCGTTTTATTACGAGAGAGAGGATTTTTTATTTTGCTTTCCTTATGATGATTTCTTTTTTATCTTGGCTATATTCCAGTTCCACCTCTCTTTCTTCTTGGCTAACTCCCATATCATCTAAAATTGTTTTAGGTATTGATAATTTTGTATTTATATATCCTGCACCACTTTTTCCATAAGATACTTTCAAAATTCTTTTGCTCATTTTATCCTCCTATTCCGTAACGTAATTATTATACAATATACGTTACGGAAAGTCAAGAACTTTTTTTAAAATTTTTAAAATAAACTACATACCCTGATAAATAACAACTTTATCAAAGATTTTTTCTACTTCTTCTGGTGAAATTCTATACTTCTTAGCTATTTTTTTATTGATTTCTTCTTCAATATTTTCTTCTTCTTGTTTAGTATAGTTTCCTTTTGATTTTAAAGTTTCATGAAGTGTTTTTGAATAATCAATATAAATATCTTTTTCTTTATCACTTGGAATTTCTTTTTTAGCTGTATAAGTTTCATCTTTCACAGTTCCATCAGGATAATAAGTTATCATTCCATGTGTTTCACCACCAAGATTAAAGAACTTTTTATCTCCATAAGCACGAATAAACAGAATATCCGCATCTTTTATTTGCTCTTTCCCTGCTTTTCTCATTACTTTTTTTAGATTTTCTTCAGAAATATCATCTTTAACTAATATATCTATTGTATTTTCTTTTTTAGTTAAGTTACTTGTATCTCTTGAATTTTTCAATACTTCATATTTTAAGTCGTCTTGACTAGCCAATTTAACTTGTTTCTTCTCTTTGTCAACTTTCTTTTTAGTTTCCTTAGCCTCTTTAGCTTTCTTCTTTAACTCTTCTTCTTTTTTAATTGCATTTTTTGTGCTTTCGGGTACTGTTATCCCAACTAAGATAAATGCAAATACATTACACAAAAATACAATACAAGTTTTTTTCACTTCTTTAGATAGTTCCTTTTTCTTGATTGCAAAATAAATTAATCTGATTATTTGAAATATTAGAATTAAAAATAATACTAAAAACAATACTACAAAAATTGCCATA